CAAACAGGGATAACTGGGGGTAACTGAAGGAGATGAAGTTTTCATGATGAACGTCGAACCCACACTCGCGAACCAACTGGGCAATACGTAGCCATCGCCCATCTCTGCGCTCGGTAACCGTCATAGGTCCCGGCTGTCCTTCATGGTACATCGGTCTTCCCGAAAGTCGTCGCCATTCACAGAGTTTCCTGAACCTGCGCAGATCCTCGACAGGGATCGGCGTGCGCGTCCATGGATTCTGGATTTCTAATTCCTTCTGCGCCCACTGAACCATTGTGCGCTGATCGAACCAAAACACCTTTCCCGATTCCACGATGGAAAAGTAGTCGAAGGGATGAACCTCTGTTTTCGAATCGAGCGTCGATACGTCCTCGTCGTTGTTGCAAAGAGACCGGCGTAAAACACCAGGCCCTGCTAGTTTGAGAGGGATACGCACGCTGTAGCCTCTCCACAACGCCTGGAATCTCCGGACACACAGGAGCGCCCCTGGAAACTGAGAGATCCACATGCGCGTATGGCGGGTCTTCAGATGTCGCCTGCAACACGAAAATCCGGGAACGGAGCGTATGCCACACCGTTCCCACGACTGCTGATTTTTACATGCAAAACACTGCATTCCACTTATCTATTACTTTCAATGATGGTTTAAATACACAGGACTAAAACTGATAATGAAAGTCGGTATCCTGATCCCATCAACCACCCGCGGGCGAGATTGGTTCTTTGCTGCAGGTTCGTATCTCTACGAAACTTTACAGTCTATGAAGGCTACCGCTGACCCAGACATTGACTATGTCGTGTATGTAGGATACGACACCCACGACATCTTCTACCAGAAGCCTCGGAACCAGAATGCGTTTCTTGAGATTGGAGTGCCCATCATCTTTGTGCAGTTCGCCGACATCCAAGCGGGTCATCTCACGAAGCGATGGAACATCCTGGCAAAGCAGGCGTACAACGATGGTTGTGACTACCTGTACCAGTGCGGCGATGATATTCGGTTTGATACTCCAGGATGGGCAGGAGAGTCTGTGCGCACACTCCAGACTCAGGAGAATATAGGGGTTACGGGACCGGCAAACACCAACGGCAACACATCCATCCTGACTCAGACCTTTGTTCATCGGACGCATCTCGATATCTTTGGATTCTATTTCCCCGAAGAGATCATCAACTGGCACTGCGACAACTGGATCAACGGAGTGTATGGTGGCGCCACTCGCCTGCCACCGCAATTCACCTGCAAGAACGCAGGTGGAAAGGAGCGCTACGATATCGTGAATGACTCGGTTCTTTGTACATCCTTGGTTTCAAACTATCAGAACGTTCTAAAACAATTCCGTGCGACAAAAACGGATCGCCCTCCGGCCAAGGTTATCTAACAGCACAACCCAACACATACAACATGGCAGCACCCGCAGTCGTCAGCGTTTCTAAGATCTCCGCGTCCGATATTCAGTTCTCTGAGCCCAAGATCAACAAGCAGGGAGGCAAGTCAATCGCATTCAAGTACCGTAGCCAGAATGTCCAGTTCCGTTTCCCTCTCCTCGGTTTCCCTGGCGGGGTGCTGATGAAGGAGAACGAGAACAAGGATGGGAGTACCTCAACCTCTTACACCATGTCGGCTTCGCTCCAGGGCTGCGACCCGTATGGTCGTGACCCGGCGACGGGCACTGACGAGGTGTCCAAGTCCTACAACTTCCTCCGCGACTTCCAGGAGGCGGTCATCCAGGCTGCGGTCGCGAACTCGGCGGCGTGGTTCGGCAAGAAGCGCGGCGAGGAGTCTATCCGCGACTCGTTCAACAAGTTCCTGAGTGTCTCGGTGGATAAGACCAACGACGGCTGGGTCCCGAACGGCAAGTATCCCCCGTCGCTCCGCTTCAAGCTGCCCGTCTATGATGGCAAGGTCAGCATGGACGTGATCGACTCGGAGGACAACACGATTGCTCTGGCGCCGACGGAGCTCCAGGGCGCCCTGCCGAAGGGCAGCCAGGCGAAGATCATCGCGCAGGGCAGCATCTACATCATCGGCCAGGGCTTCGGTCTGACGTGGCGCCCGTCCATGATGCAAGTGTTCAAGCGCCAGCGCAAGACGGCGCGCGAGTACTTCAAGGAGGATCAGGAGGACGGCGAGGAGGTCGTTGCGGTTCCTTTGGGCGGTGCCAAGGCCGCGTTTGCCGAGGAGGAGGAGGCTGAGGAGGAGACGGTTGAGGACTCCGAGGCTCCAGCCCCTTCTCCTGCGCCTACGCCGACGGCATCGCTGCCAGTCGTAGAAGCGCCGTCGTCATCGGCCAAGAAGCCCGCGGTGCGTCGCAAGGTCGCGTAAGCACGCGTATCGGACGGCGGAACATAGATAACGCCATCATCATCTACAAAAATTGTTGAGAAGATATCAAACTTCGGTATCTTTTTCACTTGCGTGCATCCTGGATGACCCTTCCCTCCACACCGAACGCAGAGATGGTCGGCGGACGTATATTTGTTCGTGATATCAGCAGGTGTCACAACCGTCAGCGATGTCCTGGCTTTGATATCCGGAACCGTATCCCAGCCATTTTTCATACACTCTTCGTAGGCAGCTTCGGACATGATATTCCAGAGGGTCTTGTCCGCGCTCGTCCAGTCCTCCTGGAGCAGAGTTGCCCACACATTGTCCCTGAACCAGTAGCACGCGTAATCCTCCTCGGTCGTATGCTCAACAAGCCCTACGCGCTTGTAATCGTCGTACAGCCAATACACCTGCAGTTCGCTCGTAGAAAAGGTCGGATCTAGGTTGCCACGAAATACGGAACGACCGTCGTATTCGTATTCAGAGACATCGGAGCCCAGATCAAATTCGGTAATATCTTCATCAACGGGGTAGAGGGTTCCGCTGGCTGAAAGCATTACTGACTAGACACAAGATATGCAGCCAAATAACCCGCGCCTACTTCGAGGAGCTTCACAGCGGTGTGTTCTGCCGAGTTTCCAGGTCGTATTTCACCCTGGAATCCAAAGAAGCGAACCCCGAGAACATATTGTAGTGCGTGGTAGGCTACAATAGGAACCAATAGAATAGGGTAGAGATAGGCTAGAGCACCCGATAGCACGTGAAGAATCACGTAGATCGGATCCTTGTACCAGATCTTCATCATTATGTAAAGCTCACAACAATCTTGACGTCATGTTTCTTCAGCGACTTGGTGGCAGAGTGCGACAGCTCGTGGCGCTTCTTGCGCGTATGCTCCGTCTCCTTTTTCGCATCACCCGTCGTCGTCATGCGCGTCTCCATATCGGCATGGATATCGTCGCGATGGGTGAAAAGGTAATCGATGATCCCGTCCTCGATTGCCCAGGCAAAGAAGTTCAGCTGACCGACGGTGGTGGAGATTCCGCGGAAGTCCAGGCGCTGCCACCGACAGAAGGGGTCAAACATCTTCTTGCTGTACGCCTTTAGGTGGGACTTGTAGGCCAGATACACGATGACGTGGCGATCGTTGTGCATGTAGGATACGTTGTTCTTCTTGGCATAGTTGGTCACAAACCAGTCCAGGATACGTAGAGACACGTTGGACTTGCCACCCAGGATGTTCTGTAGGAGTTCCGTGCGTTCGGGAGTGTAGAAGGATTCAAGACGATGAAGGACCCAACCCTCCTGTGTAGAGATTTCGGTCGTCATTATGTATGACCTCGATAGCTTTTCTGTAAAGGACTTGTAGAAATATATTGGTTCATAATAATGCCGTCTCTGGCTCAGCTCCACGATCAGCTCAGGAATGCTAAGCACATTCTTCACATTGCGCATACGGGAAAGCACCCAGTCAGCGGTAAGGAGGACATGTTTCTGCGTGATATGTACAGGGCCAAACCTCACCTTGTTCGGGAGGCGGAGGAGAACGTGGTGGCGCTGGAACGGGCGATCCTGAACAAACAGGCGAAGCCCCGTAAGACCCGCAAGGCAAAGAAGGGCGGTCGTACGCGCCGTCGGCGGATGTAAAACGGACTAACTTTAACGGAACGTGTCCTACATAACAATGGAAGTGTTTGAGCTGCCGTTAGATGCCTGTACGCACCTCACACACCGAATCAAGAAAATCTGCCGGGATCGTGGATATCACTACGCGAACTATAAAGCACAGGTACATCGACTTCTGGGTACCGACCTGGGTAAGGTGTGGGCCCGCCGACGTTCGATTCACCGCGTTCTACGAGACTACGGTAAGGCCGATCAGCGGACGGATGCCTGGCACGCCAAGCGATCTGAAATGATCACGGCATCGGAGGTGACGAAAGCATTTGCTTCTGCGACTCCATCGGCCAAGCGCGAACTGCTCCTGCGCAAGTTGGAGGGTCCCAAGACGGAGGGCGGAGGTCCAATTGGGGCCTGTCTCTGGGGCACGCAGTTTGAACCGCTGGCGAAGAAGATCTATGGAGACATGCAGGGTGGAGCCGAGATTGTAGATACGTCGTGCGTCCAGCACCCCATACACGGGTTTCTGGGCGCATCACCTGACGGTATTGTTTTGACCAAGGATCCCCTAGATTACCGCTGGGGCAAGTTAGTGGAGTTCAAGTGTCCTATCAGCCGTCCTTTCACGCAGGATAGCCCGATCCCAGACGCCTACTACCACCAGATGCAGATGCAGATGGAGTGCTGCAATGTGGATGAGTGCGATTACGTGGAGATGCAGTTCAAGACGGTTCCAAAAGCGGTGTGGAACGAGTCCGAGTCGCCCTACAAGGGTATCATGGCGGTCTATGACAACGGGACCATCGAGCACATGGACGAGGATGCAGACTTCGTAAGCTGGAAGAGTTCTCTTGAAGCTGACGAGTTCAGGGTGATGTTCTGGATTCTCAACAATATCCGCATCGAGAACGTCCCGCGCGATCCTCTGTGGATGAAGACGCACCTAGACGAACTTAAAGCGTTCTGGGCGATCGTGGAAGAGTGCAGGAAGGATCCTACCAAAATAGACCAGTATGCCCCTCCCACTGCCCCACGCGATGCCCCGTCGCAGACCCCCGAGGTGGCTCGTGAGCATCTGGCGCCCGCAGATGGTTCGTCTGCTGCGCGTAAGACGATCCTGCGCCTGCAGTTGTCCGATTATACTGAGACCGATCAATGAACTCGGGGACTCCAAAATGCTCTGCTGTTCCGCCAGACGCAAACAGAACGCCAGCGACCACAAGGGCGGCAATTGCGACCATCAAGATGCTGCTGTTTTTCATATTATTTAAAACGGATGAAAAGAAAGATAGATAAGAATAACATCATACACAATGGAGACCCTCAAACTCATGCTCTCCCAGCGCGGTGTCCCCGTGACCAACGTCGAGACGCTTTCGGTGGAGTTTCCAGGAACCGTGACCAAGATTGGCGATGTCATCGTCTTCAAGAGCACTCGCCAGCGCATCAGTGAGAAGGATGTCATGACTCTGGTAGGTCTAACGCAGGAGCACGGGGGAAAGACAGGGATTATCATCGTTCCTATCCCGCCGTCAGAGACGATTCTGTATGCTGTCTCGCAGCAGAGTCATATTCTGCAGATCTTCCACGAGAGCCAGTTGATTGATATTTCGAAGCACCGGGCTGTCCCTCCCCACCGAATCCTGACGCAGGATGAAGTGAAAGCTTTTCTGACCAAGTACAATATCTCCACGGACAAGATTGTGGAAGCTATGCAGAAGGATCACATCCAGCTGGATGCAGAGACGTCAGTCCTCCAGCAGATTGCCATGAAGTACAAGGAGTATTTCCCGATGCCCCAGATTTGGTCGCAGGATGCCATGGCGCGCTGGGTGGGTGCGAAGCCCGGTGATATCGTGGAGATTCTTCGCAAGAGTATGACCGCTGGCGGTACGCCTTACTACCGATTTTGTGTAGCCAGTGTATAATAATGGAGCAGTTCAATAAGCTTCTCGAAGAATACAAGGGCAATTATATCCAATTTTTAGCAACTGGAAGTGGGGAATACCAGCGAGCTTACAAAAAGGCACAGGATTTTATAGAACAGGCGCTCTCGCAGAAGCGTGGGACAGTCGAAAAGGAGGCAGAGGATATGCAGCACTATACCCAGTCGTTTAAGCAGGATAATAGCGCGCTGTCATCTATGTACGATATGGGTACCGACATGTACAAAGATGCAGATCAAGTGCAGGATCAGTTTGAGGCCTCCAAGACTCGCTATGATTTGATCAATACGATCGGAGACCAGGGAAATAAGGTCAATGTAGCTCTTGGATATGCGATTCTTTGGCGTGTTGCGATTGTGATTCTCTTGCTACCTGTTGTGGTTCTTGTGGGATATTTCTGGACACAGTCATCGGCCGTATTTGCGTATGGAATCCAGCCCTCTACCGCCTACGCCCCCCGTATGTAACCGGGGCTGGAGCAGCGAATGCGGGAGCAGGCGACGAAAACATACGATAGACAAACAGAATAAAGACCACGAGGAGGAGAATGAGCGCGCCCGCAATCAGTCCAAAGTAGGTCATCTTGTTGGTAAAAGTGGTGTTCTCCAGAGTCTCTTTCAGACCCTTGAGTTTTGTTGATTCATCACGAAGTGATTTGAGTTCTCCAAGCTGTTTCTTGTAGAGCTGAAGATCATTCTTGAGATCGCGGATCTTGTACTTGGAGTACGTGCTGAGCTCACGATTTCCCTCTGTCCAGATACGCAGCAGACGATTCACCGCCGCCGATAGACGCTGGTTTGTCTGTAGGATAGACTGGAGAGATGTCGCGCGCGCCTTGCCGTCCTTCTGACGAAGTGCGTCGCGAACCATGCGAAGGTAGCCATTTTTCACTGAGCCGTAAGAACTCATAGAGGTCGCGAGTTCCCGCGACTTGGTTTGATCATAGACTTCAGGATCCATTATATTTGGTAAAGGAAAATTCCGTTGATGGAATATAAGAAGGATGGCAACCTACGTCAGTGCATTCAATACTGCCTCAAAGGATCTGGCAGGCTACGTGCAGAACCAGTTATCCACGGCTCTCGGCTGGCGTAATATCCCCGGTCAGCTAAACAAGATCTCCGCGTCTTCGACGGGTCATGTGTGGGGTTTCAATGTGAATGGCAGCATTTTTCGCTGCAAGGAGCCTTGCGATGGACGGAACTGGCAGTACTATGAGACCCCAGGCGGTGTTGATGGAATGCCGCTAGATATCAACACGGACGAGTCCAACGTCTATGTCCTGTACGCCCCGCCTGCTCCTCCCCCCGAGGATACCGCTGCTGCACTCTCTACAGGTCTGATCGAGGTTGGCGACGTGGGTATGCCGCCAGGACACATTTCCCCCTACTACAACGGCGTCATCGTGTCATCGTCATGGCTGGGTCCTGGTGCCGCAAAGGTAGCTGAGCTGAGCGCAAATGGAAAGTATGTCCTCACGGTCAAGGATGAGAAGGGTCAGACAGCGTCAGTCAAGATCACCAACATGGGATCGGGTGGGTTCTACTACGTCATCTACAACAACGATTTCTCTGGGAATACAATTTCCAAGAAGTTTGCGGGGTCCCGACAGATGTCGCTCGAAGTGAAGGCTCCCGCTGGACCGAAGAAGGAGTTGCCCGGAGCGCTCGTTGCGATGCGCCCCGTTGCGGGGGGTGGAGGCTGGAAGGTTCTCAAGGTCCCCGGAAGCATGCCAAAGTACGCCACGATCAATCTCACAGACTCGTTCATGTTTGTGGGGAAGAAGGGGTGTGCCAAGCCCTGCACGACGGGTGCGTGGGTGGATATCAGCCTGCCTGGATCGGGAGCGGGTGGGGTTGTCGCTGCTAGCTCGGGCGCAGTGTATGCCGCCTCCTCTGCTGGCGATGGCACCCATATTTACAAGAGTTCCCAGACGGGTCAGGGTGGATGGTCGGATATTAAGGGACTCAAGAACCGCCTGCCTCTCGCAGTTGCCACAGACAATCAGGTCATTTATACGACCAATGCATCATCGGGAGCAGTTGAGCGTTGTGAGGCACCGTATGACCGCGCGACATCGTGCAAGCCGGCAGATATGGAGGGACACAGCATTTCGGGTCTGCGCACGCTCTCGGTGAATCCGTCCAGCCACCAGGTCTATATGACCGCACAGGAGAACGGAGAGGCGGGCAATATCTTCCAGCGGCTGGACGATATGGGTGGTTCGCACCTACAGAAGGTTCTCCAGGGCGTTAACCAATACGACAACCGGATGGATCACAACATCAACTCTATGGGGGATACTCTGAAGCTCCAGCACGAGAAGCTGGTATCTGGACTCACACGCAAGACGGCGATTGATGTCCTGCGCGATGCCATCAAGTATGATGGCGACCTGGGTCCGGCGCGCGAGGAGACGGAGAATCTGCGCCGTCAGATCAGCTTCGGAAAGGATACGCGCAAGTCCTACCAGGCGAAGATGCTGCCGCTAGAGATCATCATTGGCACGCTGGCGGTTGTTGCCGTCATTTTCCTGGTCGGCGGATCGGTGGCATCCCCCGAAGTCACGAGCGGGGTGGCGATCCTGGCTCTCATCTCGGGATTTCTAGCATCAGTCTATTTTGCTGTAGTAGGATAATATGAGCGCCCGCGAACAATTCAATCAACTGATGCAGGAGTATCGGAGTACAATAGATAGAATCAATGCTATTAATGCCCCTGACAATGTCAAGCAGATAGTTAGAGATCAGGTACAGCAAAAATATTCCCCGCAGATCAATGCCCTTTCTCAAAAAATTCAAGCGGAGGAAAACGCTGCGGCTTCTGCTGCCCCTGCGAAACCCCAGATGTCCCAGGAAAGTATTGAAAAGGAGCGTCGTATCCAGGAGGCTTACATCACATTTGAACGTGCTGCCCGCACGCGAGATGATGATCCCGAGGGGTATGAGCAGGCCAAGTTCCAATACTATTCTCTGAAGAACGGTCCCGATTGGGCTGCGCAGGAAAAGAAGCGGATTGCCGATACCAAAATGGAGCCGGTCCTCTCTGCCTACCGCAAGCAGTTCCAAGATCTGGAGAAGGAACACTCTCTTCGCAAGGACTTTACCGATTCTATTGCCGCCATTCGCGATAAACAGGCGTCGATGAAGAGCTCCCTGCAAAAGACTTTTTCGTTCTTCAATGGAATCCTAGACGAGAAAAAGGACAAGATGTCGGTGTATGACCGATATCTTGAACTCACAAACCCCGACTATCGCAAGCTCCCCATAGGAACCAACGAGAGCCCCGATCCCGCAGTTGCCTATTTTTCCAAGTACCCCTCCTCCTTCAAGATTGTCCTGGACGTATTTATTGCACTTCTCATTTTGGTGATTGTTGTCTTGGCAGCCCTCAAGGGTCGTAGCATGTACTCCTTCTATCAGAGCGCCCCCCGCCCGTACCCACTCAGATAATCAAAAAATGCTTAAACCCTGGATTTGGGGCAAAACGAAGATTTTCAACCAGGACGGATATCGTTCCAAACGGAGAAAACACTCGGCAGTAGGCTCCTGCAAGTGGAAGGGCATCAAATGTCAGGAGACTGCCGTAGTCGTCATAGTAGATGATATCGTTATGTGGATCGAGAACGATCTTCATACCGTTGTATTCAAAGCACTGGTATCCCGTCCAGTCGGCTGTATGGAATCCCTGGTAAGATCCCAACGAGTCATGGGAAGAAGGTCTCCATTTGGGAGGAATCTGGATGTTCAAGAAGGGAACCCAGACATACGAGAAGCGCAGGAAGGGAGGAACGCTCCACAGACTTGCTGGAACCGCCTCCAGTTCAAACATGAATGGGACTGGACCCCACTTTTCTGTGCAGGCATGGCACATTGTCATAATGAGTTTTCCAGACAGTCCTTCGCCGCGATAGTCTTTCATGACAACATTGTAGCACACATAGATGGTGCGCACCGACTGAGACGTTCCTATCCACCTTCCATACTTGGCTAAAATCATACCCTTTCTTGGGATCCAGGCCAGGATATCGCCTGGACTCGCTGGGCATCGTCGGAGTTTGAACTCGTCCTCCCAAACGGACATACACCACGTCTGCAGCTGGGAAGGAACATCTTTCCATTCTGCGACTGATACGTCAGGATGTGGTTCATAAATGTGGTCTCGCTTGATCATTGTGTATCGGGTGTTGGGAGAAGCGGATGTCCGTTGGATTGGAAGGCTCTCCCACATTTCTTACATAGGTACAAGAGAGGAATGGAGACTTATTTAGCATACTGGGTTGTGGGTCTCACCGTCCTCGCCATGCTGGTCGTCTATCACACATGGAAAGCGCACCGTGAGATGTTTGATAACAAGAACGAGGAGGGACTGCCGTCCAAATCATACGAGTCCTACGATGAGATCTACGATGAGTTTTATGCAAGTGTGTATGACAAGCTCTTTACGATCCCTGAACGCATCTCCTTTGAGAAGGCGTCAATCAAGGAGTACGGCCTGCACGACTGGCCAAAGAAGGAGGTCAAGGTTCTGGATGTTTGTTCTGGAACCTCTCCTCACGCGGACTGGATGTGTCGAGAGGATATTGATCTGGTAGGCGTAGATACGTCAGAGCAAATGCTAAAGAAGGCGCGCGAAAAGTGCAAGAGCGGTCGGTTCTACAAGGGCGATATCACGCGCGTAGAGACGTTTCCCCCGAAGTCGTTTTCGCATGCCATGATGCTCTATTTCTCCATCTACCAGTTCCGAAATCAAAAGATGGTCCTCGACAACATTTACTCGTGGCTGCGTCCAGGTGGTATCCTCATCCTCCATCTAGTCGATCCTGGGAAATTTGATCCTATTCTGGATGCGGCGTCTCCGTTTGCCGCTTTCTCCGTGCAAAAGTACAGCAGCGAGCGCGTAATTGATTCGGACATCTTCTTTGACAAGTTCAAGTACAAGAGCCGATTTGTTAAGGAGCCTGGAGAGGACGATGCGCGATTTGAAGAGGTCTTTGAGTTCAAGAACCCGCCGTCGTACCGAGAGAACGTCCATCGCCTTCACATGCCGAGTGTCAGCGCCATGCTGGATATTGTGCGTTCAGCGGGCTTTTCTCGCCACGAAATGGTAGATATGACCCCTGTCGGGTACGAATACCAGTACCTTGTCTATTTCAGCAAGTGAGCCCACTCACTTAAAGTCTAATGTATAGGTAAATGCCCACTTTTGTATTTCCTCCCACAGGAGGCACTGTGTTCAATACTCCTCAAGGGGTAGCCAACACAGCCGCCGTCGTTACGACATTTAACGGAGACGGTGCGGGTGTCGGAAACACAGGAGTAAATGTAGTTGGCCTAGGAACGACCGCTGCATATAATAACACTGGTTCGGACGTTGTGGCAATCGGTTCGCATTCAGCCAGCTATAACAGCGGTGCGGAAGTTAGCGCTATCGGTCTCGATACGGCTACATCCAACTCTGGAACCTCAGTCGTTGCCCTCGGAACCACTGCTGCGAGTGTGAATTCGGGGAACTATGTGTCTGCTGTAGGCGAGGCCTCAGCAACATCGAATACTGCCAATGAGGTTGTGGCGCTTGGACACTATGCTGGATCGCAGACAGAGGTCGGTGGGCTTGTTGGCCGGGCATGGAAGGCGGTTACAACGGGCGAAACGACAGGAAGCAATATTTATGGCCCCGACTGGGGTCAGATCGTATCATCGGCGGACGGAACTGTGCTCCTGGCGGGTGAGTATGGAAACCTTTCCTGCAACGGTGACTGGTATGGAACGGGTCTGCTGTATATCAGCAGGGATTCGGGAAATACGTGGAAGGTGGTAAAGAATGTTGGTGTGGCGGCACTTGGCAATTATTCTGGTATAGCCCAGGGATACGGAACCTGGCCCTCGGTGGCTATGGACGTGTGCGGAACAGTGATGTTTGCCGTAGATCGTGACTACGACAATCTCTGGAACAGCACCGATGGAGGTATTACCTGGAATGCAAACCTTTACCCAGACGGATATACCTCCAACTGGCGCGCGGTTGCCTGTTCGTCAAATGCCCAGGTTGTTGCCCTTGTAGAGAAGGGCGGAAGCAATAACTTGTGGGTGTCCTCCGACGGAGGACAGAACTGGCAGCTCCAGGTTCTTCAGGGTGATTTCTCTGGAAGTTCCTGGCAGTGCGTAGCGGTCTCTGCCGACGGAAACTATATGTTGGCAGGCGATATCTCAAACAGCAATGTGTGGGTTGGAAGCAACAATGGTCTGGGAATATGGGTCTGGAATGCGTGGTCTGCCGTGAATCCCTCCAACGCGGGAGAGCCAGCGTTTGGATTCTGGCGCGCGTTTGCCCTATCTTCCAACGGTCAGTACATGTACGCTGCCGAGAGCAGCAATGAATACCTGTGGCGCAGCCAGGATTATGGTTCCAACTGGCTACCGATCGGCAGCAATTCGGAATTCCGTGCGGTTGCTTGCACCCCCAACGGCAAGACAGTCATGTACGGTGCGGATGTGTGCTCGGACCAGCCGTCGTATGCGATCAGCTCTAACTATGGCACAACATTCGCGACCCTTTCGGCGGCGTTCCATATTGGTCTGCTTTCTCCTCGCACGATTGCTATGGATGCTACGGGAACCAAGCTGGCAATTGGAGGCGGTCCTGCCTGCGGACCCACCGGAAACGCACTGTTCATGAACCTGTTGGCATCCAACATTGTGGCGATAGGCTTGAATGCTGGTCTAGACAATACTGGTTCAGATACAGTTCATATCGGAACAAACGCAGGTGCATCCAACACCGGATTTAACGTGATTGCCATCGGAAGCAACGCTGGTGTATCAAACGCATTGCCGACAGGCGCGGGGTATGAATCGTTACTGACTGATTCGCTATTCCCCAGTCAATCCAACGCGATCGCGATTGGTACAGCCGCTGGCTCCAACAACTTCGCCGCGAATTCCATTGCGATCGGATGCAATGCCGGAACAAACACTACAGGAGGAAACACTATTGCGATCGGTACAGGAGCTGGAGTATCGCTCAGCGGTGCGAGCATGACATCCACCGTTCTAATCGGCGAGGGTGCAGGTTCGGGAACATCTGGGGCATACGGGTTGGTTGCGATTGGATCGAATGCAGGACGCGGAGACCGAAGCTTTGCTGGGAATACAGACTACACATATGGAAATTTGACATGGCTGCAGAATACGACCGTAAGCATCGGAAGTCGGGCGGGAGAGGACAACACTGTCGCATCCATCAATATCGGATACGCTGCTGGCACGACAAACTCTACCTACAACGCCATTTCTATCGGTTCAAACGCTGGAGGTGGAAATCAGGTTGATTGGCAGCACTCTGATTCTGGAGCATCCTATGGTGCGGCTGTATCGTCCAACGGAGAGTACATGTATAGTGTTTCAAGTTACGCTGGGGTCATTCTGTCTAATGGAAATCACGGAAACTCATACGGCTGGCACAACACATTGAGCGAGTACAGCTGGACAGATATTGCCTGTACCGGAGATGGTCAGTATGTGATTGCATGTGAGAATGATGGCGGTGGATACTTGTGGTTCACAAGTAACTATGCTCGTAACTATTGGCACAACGATGGAGGATTCAATTACGATACTTCGTCCAATGTCTTCTACGGATTCTGGCGCACGGTGACGGTGGCAGCGAATAACAGTAATATCATCTTTGCCGGAGAGTGCAATAGTGGAACGGGGGGTCTGTGGATGAGCACGGACGCTGGTGCGACGATGTGCCAGATCCCTGATGTGGGCACTGGCGACTGGCGGTCGGTGCGCTGCGATGCGTCTGGAGGCTACGTTGTCGCTGTGGATTCGTATAACTACCAGGCCTGGGTCCGCGACCCTTCTGGAACCTGGACGAATGTCACAAATCTACCGCAGCTGTCTAATTCTGATGTTCCTGACGACTACTTCTGGGCGTGTGCGATCTCGTCCAACGGACAGTACATGTATGTCGCAGGCTCAGACTACGGATGCATCTGGGCGAGCTCCAATTATGGATCCAACTGGATCAACTTGACTGATCGCGAATATGTCCCTTACGGATACTGGCGGGGTCTGGCGTGCTCGGGAGATGGTCAGGTCGTGAGTGCTGCCACATTTGATTCCTGGAATGGCGGAGATCATGGACGTATCTGGCGCAGCACGGATGCGGGTCTCACATGGTACAAGTCTGGTCCTCGTGGAGTCAGGGCTGGCTGGCGTGGGCTTGGGTGCGACTCAGATACGGGACGGTATGTCCTGGGAGCCGCAGCTTACAGCTACCAAGGCGTATGGGCATCGGTAGTCCCGGATATGGATCATACCGTATCGATTGGTACAAAGACGGGCTCCAACAGCATTGGCTCTTGCAATGTTTTCATGGGCAGCAATGCTGGTCACTCGAACTTGGCGAGCGATACGGTGTTTGTCGGTGCCAATGCGGGTCGCTGGAACTCGGGTGACTACTCCGTCGGTATCGGACATGCGGCTCTCTGTGCTGGTTCGGCGTCTAACTGTATTGCGATCGGCCACGCTGCTCTCGGATCGAACGGCGCTTGCCTCTCGAATGGAGACTACGTTCCGTATAATTACGCTGCAAACTCCATTGCGATCGGCGATCATGCTGGAGAGGGTAATGGAACCCAGGGTGATGCTCCTGATCTAATTGCTATTGGAACCTACGCCGGATACAGTAATGTGGGGCATCGCAATATCGCGATAGGTAGCAACGCTGGTGCTGGCTCAAATTTCAACGATGACCGGATTGCTATTGGAACGCAGGCAGGATCCAACTCAGCCGGTTTTTGGAATATTTTCATTGGTTCAAATGCGGGTATCGGTGACAATGGTAACGAAAATATCGCTATAGGAGTAGGTGCATCAGCCAGCAATACAAGTGCGAACATTCTTCTGGGAAGTGTCAAGAACTCAGCTGTACTTCCCTCAACTGGGGGTAAGTTTATTGTAACCACTGCAGATGGCTTGCGTCGTTACCTCTCGGGTGATCGTTATGGATGTACGTTCGGTATAGGAACACATCCAGATCCGGCGTACAACCTGGATGTCTCTGGAAATGGATACTTTTCTGGAGACCTAGGTGTAGGTGGGACAATAACTGGTACGGTTGTGGCTCCTCCTTCTGACCGCACACTCAAGCAGGAGATTGTAGCCACAACGCTGGGTCTGGACTTTGTCAAGTCACTGAAGCCAGTGGACTACAAGTTCATCAATAAACCAGAAGTCTTGCGCCACGGTTTTATTGCCCAGGATGTCCAGGAGGTTGCTCCCGAACTGGTGCGTGCGAACCCCAATACCGAGAAGCTTGGACTTGAGATTACCGATATCATTGCCCCGCTCGTGAAGGCAGTGCAGGAGCTGTCGGCTGAGGTCGCCGATCTCAAGGCGCAGCTCGCGCGTCTGCAGGCGTAGAGGAAAGGCTAGACCACAAACAATAGACAGGTAGATGATCAACGACTCCCGATCGGTCGCTGATTTTCAGCATTTTACCTTCTCGGGTCATTCCCGAAAACTTGCGAATAAGTCCTTGCTCGAAAGTATTCAGTTGGGTCATGCGGATTATGCATGTTACTGGACTCTGGAACTCCTCTGTTCGGGTCTGGTGCATTCCCTCTGGGACACGTTGTTTGAGAGCGCGTCTCTGTACATCCATCGCTCGTGTCCCAATATATTTACCTACCTGACCGCCCAATACGAGCGGTTCGGAGTGATTGAGCGTGGGTTCTCGGTGAGTAATATGACGAGTATCCGAAACCGCGAAGATGCGCGCAACCTGGTATGCGAGACGGCTACGGTGCTCGCCATCGCCAAGAAGCAGAAGACGGTCACACTTCCGACCATCAAACCTGAACACGATTTCCAGGAGACGACGGTGCGTGAGAATCTGCGGGCAACCACTCAGCATGCAGGGACTCCCTTCTTGAAAGAGAATGATCCGTATGAAGTCGGAATTCCGTTCAATGAGTTCTGCTTTGCGATCCAGAACAAGGATACACAGCGCGCACTCTACTGGATGTCGTGGATCATGCGGTTTGCTACGGAAAAGAAGAAGCAGACAAAACATGCCTTTGAGTGTGCCGAACGAAGGAATCCCTATATAGAATCCAAGCACGCCAAGCACCTACACTGGATGTTCTGGGAAGCGATTCGAGCGCAGGGAAACATGTACGTGGAAGCCCTCTTCAAACTCTACTGCCTGCGTTGGTCAAAGAATAAGACGTACTTGATTACAGCCGTGCTCTTTGTGACCGAGGCTTTGAATACGACTGAACCGGCGCGGAGAAACGAGAACGACATCGCGGCTAACATGCATAAGATCCCGCAGTGGATGGAGACGATTGAAGCAACGAAAAATTCCTTCTCTTCAAGACAATAGATAGGTATGGCTGTTCTTGGTCATTCTCAGAAGATTCAGATCTCGGCGTTCCAGGCACTGCTGTTTTTTATCCTGGCGAATCCAATTACCTTCTCGGTCATGGATTCGCTCATAATGAGCGTCCTCGGTCCATACAGCTCTATGCGCGTCACAGAAGGTGGGTCGCCGACTGGGTTCGGTCTCATGCTGCATGCCGCCGTGTTTTTCGCGGTAACCCTGGTGCTGATGTACGTTTAAGCGGTGGTCGTCTAAGCATATAATGTACCGCCTCGTCTCGCTCGCCAAGTATCCCTACGCCCTGCCCCAGCCGAAGAAGGATTACACATCCACCTTCGTTTGGTCGGGTCCGCTTGTCCTGGACACGCACGAAAAGAAGTGCTGGTCGTACCTTCCCCGCGAAGGAGGTTGCCTTGAGCGTATCTCCCATCCCTATCCCCACCATCTATCGGCAGTTCATAATCAGGAGACGGTCCGAGTCAAGATCTACAACAAGAACATGTGGTCAGAGAACGACGACCTGTTTATCATCTCCGCGTAATGCCACAGACTTTCCAAATCGTTCAAGCTAACAATGGAACTGACCGATATCGTCTATCTTGCCTTTGCGACCGTTGCAGTGATTATTTGCCTGCACGTGGGTGTGTTCTGGGTCTCTCGCCTGATTCAGCCCCCGAAGCCCCGGGTCGTGTATGTAGAACGTGAGCGCCCTGCCCCGCCTCCCCAGTTTGTTAGCGCTCCTCCTCCTCCGCCCGTCGCTCCGCCGCCGCCGTCAGTCCAGGTCCCTACCTACGAGCAGCCCCCGATCCCACAGCCCTCCAATCCTGCGCCGCGGATGGAACTCCCGCCGCCCATCGAGACGCGGCAGAGCAAGTAAGTGGTTTTGACAGAGTATGTATATACTAAGCATACCATGAACCGACT